GAAAAAGATAATAAAACAAAAAAATATATTGATACTTGGCTAGAAGTAAAAGTTAGATGACAATACATTACGGAATACTACAATTATTTATAGGTCTATGTGCCATTATGGTGGGTGGACTTATTGTTTATTTTGTGATAAACTACAATATAAAAAAAGAAAAAGAAGAAAAAGAAAGGAACAAATCACCCTATGAGATATAAATACAAAGTAAGAGAGTTAGGAAAAGAAACGTCAGAAGATATGGAAGCTATGTCTTTAAAAAAATTACAATCAAAGCTAGACCATAAGAAAGAATATGCTATTGAGTATATGAATAAACATAATCATTTTATTTCAACAACAATTAAAGGGAAAGAACCTAAGTAGTATATATAGCCCCCCTGAACTGACACGATAGCATAGCATACTTTTGCAAAAATGTCAAGCAGAAATAATAAGAAAGAGAAAAATATATTATGAACGCAACAATGAATCACGAGTTAGAACAAAAAAAAGAAGCTAACCCATTAAAAGATTTAGCTAAAGCAGTAATAACTAGGGCTTGTTTAGATAGTCTAGGTCATATAACTAATAGTAGTTATTGTGGAACAACAGAAAAATCTATATTAATGAACACAGCAAAAAGATTCTTTGACCCTAGTATAAAATCATTTAGATTATGGTGTGACCTTGCAGGTGGTGAGCCTGAGTATGTAAGAGATTTGCATAATGATTTGACTTATCATTATAATTGTGGTAAGTTAAAGGACTTTAACACAAGAGTCGTAATAGAAACTTTACTAAAAAAACTATGAACATATTTCACTTACACAAGAATCCAAAGATATGTGCTGAGTATCATTGTGATAAGCACGTAGTCAAAATGATATTAGAAACTGCACAAATGCTATCAACAGCTTATCAACGACATGCAGGAGAAGATGAGAAAATATATAAACCTGCATATCCTAACCACCCAATGACAGTTTGGGTAGGAGATAGTGTTGGTAATTTTGGTTGGACTTTATTACTTGGCAACTGGCTTGGCTTTGAGTTTGAAAGAAGATATAATAAAATGCACAAGTCTATGAAAATTATTAATTACTTTATTGATTTTAATTTATCTTGGAAAGATAAGATACCTGAAAAAAAATTTACTACACCACCACTATGTATGCCTGATGAATACAAGTGTGATGATTACATTGAGTCATACAGAACATATTATACACATGATAAAAAAAGATTTGCAAAGTACACACACAGGGAAATGCCAGACTTTATGAAAGAAAAACAAAAGGAAGAAGATGAAAAAAGCAATGACAAAAGAAGAACTAGCAAGTCTATTAGTTGATAAACTAACTTTTATTACAATAGATAAAAAAGGAAATGAAAAAATATGGAGAACAACATCAGATGTTGACCATTCTTTTTTATGTGATGGTTGGAATATAGAAGACTTTGAGGAAGACAAATGAAAAGAAAAGAATTAGAAAAAGAAATAGGAACACTATCAAACCCTAGCAAAATGCCTGCGTATGCGTGGGGTATATCTGCAAAGAGATGTAAGACAGGCAGTAAGTTGGCAAAGATAAAAGGAACTATCTGTAATAAATGTTATGCACTTAACGGACATTATTTATTTCCTGTTGTTGCTAATGCACATCAGATAAGAATAGATGCAATAGACAAACCTGAGTGGGTAGATTATATGGCAGAACTCATTACCCAAAAGTACAAAAAGCTAGATAAATCAAGGCATTATCACAGGTGGTTTGACTCAGGAGATTTGCAATCTTTCTCACATCTTATGAAAATATTTGAAGTGTGTGAGCTAACACCACATATAAAATACTGGTTAGCCACAAGGGAATATCAATTTATAAAAGATATTAAAGAAGAAGATGTACCAAAGAATTTATGTTTGCGTGTATCTGCAATCAAAGTAGATAGTCCACCACCAAAGTTTTGGAAATGGACATCAGGTGTACACAAAGATAAACCTGCAGTTGGGCAGGAATGTCCTGCATATAAACAAGATGGTGAGTGTAAGTCTTGCCGTACTTGTTGGAGTCGTAAAGTTAAACAAGTAAGCTATAAGGAGCATTAATGACAAAAAAAATAACAAGTTGGGCAATAGTTGCAACAGTAGAAAGACAAGATGGCACTTGGTATACTGATACCATTATAGACATAGATGACGACACAGCTTCAAGTGTTGATACATTTTTAACTGATTATATAAAAGAAAAAAATAAAGATGAGGAGAACAAATGAGTGTAGATGGAAAAGAAGAATGGTTAGAGAACAGAGCTATAGAATTGTTTGAAGAAATACAAAGAAAAAATCCTCACTTATCTTGGAATGAAATAGATGAGTTATGTTATAAGCAAGCAGAAGAAGATTATATGAATCAACCTGAAGTAGATTATAAAAAGATACAAGAAGAATCGGAAATAGAATGACATTAAAAAAATTTATAGTAAGACTTCGTATGTGGTATGCAGATATTAGAGGTCATCACGGAAAGAAATGGAACTATGAGCCAGGGGATTGGTATATGGGTAGGCATAAAAAGAAAGGAAAAAAATGAAACAAAGAAATGCAAAAACTAAATTAATATTTAGACTTAAGTGTTTGATATTAAGATGTAGAGAAAAAGGTAAATGGGATTTAGCTATAAAATTACGCAATAAACTTTTAAATATATGAAATATATAATTATATTATTGCTACTTACATCTTGTAAGACTACAGATATAAACCCCAAAGTTACAATAATAAAAAATATTTTACAAAAATCAGTTGACAAATAAATAAAAGTATGATAAGGAGAAACAATGGAAACAGAGAAAAACTACCTCATAAAAGTATTTGGATTAGGATACACAGGACAATACACATTACCACTTTCAGGAATAGTAGATGCAGATAGAATAAATGATGAGGCTACACACCTTATCCTTACCAAAAAGCTATCTCTTGAAAGAGATAAATTTTACTCACAAGATGTGAGAATAACATACGAGGAATTATAAGATTGAATTATAGACAACAACTACAAGTAGTGCAGGGATTGTTTGTTCCACCCGATACACAGATGAGAATGGATTGTCCCTTCTGTAAAAATTTAAATACACTAGCAGTTGATACTACAGAAAATAATTTAAATTGGTTTTGTTTTCATGCGTCATGTAAAGCAAAAGGAAAAAAACAAGGAGAAAAAGATATGAAATATGTACAAAAAGTATTGGAAGGAAATACAGAATTATATATAGAAAATGATGAGTTTAAAATACCTGATAGTTTTCAAGGTATATATTCAAATGAAAAAGCAATGCGATGGTTATCAAATAATAATTGTTGGGAGGCTTGGTCGTGGGGTAGAGCAGATATTAAGTATGATGTAAAGCAAGATAGAGTTGTGTTCTTAATTAAAAATAGATACTCACATAAATTTGTTGGTGCAGTAGGTAGAGGATTAAATAAAAATGTTTATCCTAAATGGTTTATGTATGGTAATAAAGATGTACCATTTAAATGTGGTGAGTGTGATGATGCAGTTATAGTAGAAGATTGTCCATCAGCTTGTGCTGTATCTAACATACTTACTGGTATTGCAATTATGGGTACAAAATTAAAAGATTTACATAAGAGTCATTTAAAACCGTATAAAAAACTATACATATGTTTAGACAGAGATGCCACAACAAAAGCATATGATATAGCTAAAGATTTAAGGTCGTCAGGGTTTGACAATGTCGTAGTTAAACCATTAGAAGATGACCTTAAATACTTTAATACAGAACAAATAAGGGAGATGTTTTATGATAGAAAAACAAATGCTTAGACTAATGCTTGGTAAAGCATTCTATACAAAATACAAAGGCACTATATCTCCTACTATATTTACAGGAGATATAAGTTCTTTGTTTGATACAATACAAAAAGCACATGCAAAATATTCAGATGATATAAGTGTTGATGAATTATATTCTTTGCATACTGCTATATTTAATCCTGCATTAACTCGTGCTGCAAAAGAAAAGTTTAGTGAGTTAGTAGAAGATATAAAAGAAATACAAGAACCTAGTAAAGAAATAGCAAAAGATATAATGCGTATCTTATCTGATAGAGATTTAGCACAACGAATAGCTGTTGAAGCTACAGAAATATTTAATGGTAAAGATGCAAACTTTACTGATATAGCTGGTATGATAGAAAATCATAAACAAGGTGACGAAGAAAAGACACCTGCAGTTACAAGTGATGTAAAAGAAGTATTAGGATTACTTGATGTAACTACTAAATGGAAGTTTAATATACCTGTGCTAAAAGAAAATGTAGGTGGTATTGGTGGTGGTAATCTTATGATTGCATTTGCTAGACCTGAGACAGGCAAGACAGCTTTTTGGGTTAGCTTGTGTGCAGGACCTGAAGGATTTGCTGAACAAGGTGCAAAGGTACATGCATTTATAAATGAGGAACCTGCTATTAGGACACAGATGAGAGCCATATCTTGCTATACGGGTATGACTAGGGAAGAAATAATACAGGATAAAGAGATAGCACAAAATGCTTGGAGTGAAATAAAAGATAACATAGCTATGTTTGATACAGTTGATTGGTCTATGGAAGATATAGATGCACATTGTGATAAACATAAACCTGATATAATAGTTATAGATCAGTTAGATAAAATAAATGTTACAGGTACATTTGCTAGAACAGATGAAAAGTTAAGGCAGATATATACAAGTGTAAGAGAGATAGCAAAGAGAAGAGATTGTGCTGTGATAGCTATATCACAAGCATCAGCAGATGCACACAATAGAAATAGTATATCATTTGATATGATGGAAAACTCTAAGACAGGTAAAGCTGCAGAAGCAGACATCATTATAGGTATAGGTAGAA